TCACGGCGGTGGAACATCAATGCGATGGTCTTTGTGACATAAGATGAGCCATTCACCAAATCAATCGCAGCATCTTCGACATAGCTGCCGGTGTTGCGTCTGATTTCGAATGGTGTGTAGTCAGGAGCACCAGCAACCAATGTAATTGCAGATACTTCCCATGTGCCAGCGGGCACGGTAGCAACGTCAATGTTGTCTTGCTGATTAATCCATATTTTTTCAATTCCTCCACTGTTGTTGTCGCAAGACTTCACAATGGATTCGAGAGCTTCGCACATTTTTTTTGAGTTTAGTGAGTTAAAAATAAAGCGGAGTTTTGACGCTCCGCTGTTTAAATTTAGGCTACTGAGTTGTAGAAAACAATCTCGTTACCATTCACGTGAGTGAAGCCAACTTTCATGTTTGCGCGAGTACGGATGACCGGCTCAGCAACTGTGTCAGCCAAGTTGATTGCACGTAACGCTTTGCCATCTCCTTCAGCATCGAATGCATAGATAAGGTTACCACGTAAAGTTGCAACGATTTTTGAAGTTGTACCCATACCTGGACACATAACCATCTTGATACCTAAGTAAGAGAAGTCAAGAGCTTGAGTCAAGTTGGCTTGAGTGTTGGCAGCAGCAACAGCAGCACGGTAAGCCGTAGCAACTGGTGTTGATACATAGATTCTCAACTCTGATTGATTGGCGATTACAGCAGCTGGAATAGCATTGTAAACTAAAGCCAATTTAGCAAGTACGTTTGATGCGTTGATAGCAACCGGTGAAGCGATGTCGATGACGTTAGCTGCGTCAGCAACCAATGACTTCACATAACCATCACACAATGCCAATGCAGCAACTTCAGATTCGGTGTCACCCAACCAGCGAAGTTTCTCAACGTTCTCAGCGATTGTTTTCGCCATCTCATTCCAATAGTAGTCCATGAAGGAAGCAACAGTGAAATCACCGTTTGAACCTTTGGTCATTTGAAGAGATACGAATGACTGCTCCAATTGGAATTGGCAAATTTCTGCCATTGCTGACAATCCACATACGTCTACTTCAACTGAAGCGAGCTCATCAGTGCTGGCATTCCATCCGCAGTTCTCTGCTTGGAGTACCTGACCGAATGTTACGTTGGAAATTTTAGTCTTGAATTTGATACCTGGAAGTGTACGGTAGTTGTCAACCGTCTCCTCTTGAAGATACGCGCGAGAATAGAATGCCTCGCTGTTTGCTTGCAATAACGCTGATGCGTCAATGTCTAAATCGAATTTTAATTTTCTGCTCATTTTGTTTTGTTTTTTTTGGTTTAGTTATTTTAGTTGTTTGCGTTTAAAAATTTACTCACTGCGCTGAATTTGTCATGCGCTGACATTTTTGTTTTGTCATCGATTGCCTCAACGACATCTTCACGTTCTGTATACATCTCTTCCATTTGATTGCGAAGGTCTGCGATGATGGCAATCAATGCCTTCTCACGCTCCTCAATCACTGGCAAAACGATTGCAAGAATTGCTTCTGCGTCAGTAGCCGGGTCGATAGCCATAGTCTCATCAGTTGTAGTGGTTGACTCTTCAGTTGTATCTTCAACTGTTGTATCTTCCAATGCCACTGGCTCTGCTGCCATCTCTTCCTCAACCACTTCCTCGGTTGGTGCATCCTTTATCTCAATGATTTCGCCATCCACGACAACGTAGATTTGTCCATTGATTAGGTGCTCCCCATCTGGTAATTTGTTCATGTTATTTAGTTTTAGTTGTTGCGATAATTTAAGCCCAAGAAAGCCCTCGATTGAGAATCCGATTTGCTCCTTAGCAACCAGGTCGGCAAAGTATTCTTTATCGGTGACCTGAGCGGTGACCATGAGAGTCCCTTGCGGAACCTCAATGCCAAATGTGCTGAATGCTTTGTCTTGCTTTGGGTTGTCCACGATCCATGTTTCAAGGATGTAAGCTGGCACCTTTTTCTCAGTGTCGTGCTCCAGGTTGAAGATGTCACGATTGCGGAGGTCAGCCATGAACTTGGTGTGGATTTGCTCAATGACCTCAGCGGTGAACTGCACATAATACTCGCCATCCTCATCGCTCTTGCGATAGATGTCCATCGGTATCATTGCCGGTGCTGTGATGCGATACTTCAAATCATCAGCGAATATCATTTTGTTCTCTGCTCCAAATGCCATCCCTTTGACCTTGATAGCTGGCAGATTGGTGAACGCAATCATTTCGATGCCTAAGTTTTCGCCATCGGCAAACTCATCATCGATTGTGATTTTATAGATAGGAATATCTTTGGTCATGCTTATATTGCAAATTTTGTATCTTTGTTCATAAATCAATAATTATGATACAAGTATTTGACCTTGAAGTACCAAACAAAATGCATGAGCTGACCATCGAGCAGTTCGAAAAAATTAGCCAAATTCTGAACAACCAAGAGCTCGACAACATCGAGAGGTACGTTGAGCTGTTCAAATACTTTGGCATCAAAGAGGAGCTATGGGATGACTACCCATTCAGCGACTTCATTGCCCTGGTGCGTGAATTCAACCTGGACTCATACACCCCGAATGAAGCAGTGACAACCATCGAGTTGGAAGGATACACCTATGAGGCGCAGTTGAAGCTGTCGGTGAAGGAGACCAAGCTCATCGAGAAGATTGTCAACACCAAGCCGGCTCACTACCTTAGTGACATTCTTGCGATCATGTTCAAACGAACTGACCTCAGCAATATCGAGCACTTCGCAGATGCTCATCTCAAGCACAAGTCAAAACTATTCCGTACACAAAAGGCTGAGCTGGTTGTACCTTACATTGTATTTGTAACTGAGAAGATATCTGAATATGCCAAAGCCAACGCTGCCGAAGGGGTGGAGCCAAGTCAATCTTGAGCAGTTCATTGAGCTGCGCCAACTCAAAGCAGAGGATGGTGCACTCAACCATGATATTGATATCCTATGTGCGCTCACCGATGGGTTACCTGATGACTTCGATGACCTCGATATCGCAGATGTAGCTGAAATTTTTAAGGAACTTCAATGGCTCTACACTGAGCCGACCAAATTGTACACTGATAGGATTGGCAAGTTCTACCTGAAGCCAATGAATGACCTCACTCTTGGCGAGTTCATCGACCTGGAGCACTACTTCACCACTGATTATCTTCAGTATTTGCCCAACATCTGCGCTCTGCTGTATCGGATTCCTGATATTGTGGAGGATGGAGTTGTCGCAAAATGGGAAACAACTGATTTCAAGACCTCGAGCCGGGTGCACTACTTCCTCGACCAACCAATCACCAAGATGTATGGTGTGCTGACCGAGTACATCAAGTTCAGGGATAGCTTTATCACCAGCCACAAGAACCTAATGACCGAGCAAGTGGGTGAAGATATCAATGATATCACTGACCCTGAGGAAAAGAAGGAAGCGGAGCGAGAGCAATCATCTCAGAAGTGGGGATGGGAGCAGCTTATTTGGTCGATGTGCAATGGTGATTTGACCAAGTATGACCAAGTAATTAACATGAAGCTTGTGCTTGTGTTCAATTTCTTGGCGATGCGCAAGGAGCTTGAAATTTAGTAATCGAGTGCGTAGTTGAATTCACCGTAAAGCGGTACAAAGTCATAAATAACTTTCGGTCTTCTGCGCAATAGGTTGCCCAACTGCAAGATTGGGAACTTCTGCGCCAAGTCAGCCACATACATTCCGTACATCTCACCGATAAGTCCATTCTTTTCAAGAGCATCATTGAATTTCTTGACCAATCTGAATGGCACAATGGTGGCGGTGCCGTTGTTCAGGTACCCAAAATAGTAAGCGGCAAGAATCTCAACTCGAATGTTGCCCTCAGTGGTCACCTTGGCATTGATACGCACGGAATCATACAGCGTGTATGTGTCGATGAGTCCTTCATCCTTGATGACTTTCTTGAGTGTGTTGGCAACTCTTCTCCTGAGAGGGTATTTGAAGTTGTATTCGCCAGTGTTTTTATATCTTGCCATGACTTATATTGCAATCAGTCACCAATTTGTTTAGGAATCTGACAATCGGTCCATGAATCCATGGTGAATGTGATGGTCATCAACCATCCAGCTGCATAGTCGAGGAGGTCATTGTTGAGCGGAACCAAAGCCGGGAAGCCGACCACATCAAAGTCACGATCATTAAGATTGAAAGTGTAGTTGAGATACAAGTCCATGAGTATCTGATGGCAGTCACTGAGAATCACATTGATATTTGCACGGTCCTTTTGGATGATGTCAAAGCAATATATCTCAAGAGTGAAATCATTGGTGTTGTCAGTTGGTATGGCATCGATTGGCACGATGTACACAATCGGGTACTTCTCATCCTTGGTGGCAAAGTTGAAGAGCTGCTCTTTGAAGTCAGAGCCAACCTTTTTCACCTGGAGGTGTGCATCATAGAATGCGATGATTTCGTTGATGAGTGCTTGATAGCTTA